GTTCTCTGTTACATCCAGCCACTCAGCAGCTTCAGCGTAACCCCCCGGCAACGCCGCGATAGTTTTTCTGACAGCTTTCACGTACCACTCAGGCTGTTTTTCCACTTTCCAGTGATGATTACCCACGGCTTACCTCCTGTTCCTGTGGTTTAAACCCATTCTGGTTTTGGCTAGATTGAAAACGTGCCGGATAAAGAATCTGCATTTCGCTGATTTCACCCTTAAAAAAATTGGCCAGACGTTCTGCAAGATCGATAGATGGAATTTGTTCCAGTCTTTCAATACGACTCAGCGTCGCTGGATTGACCTGAACGCCAGCAGCAACATGCTGCAAAGTAAATCCGTGCGCCTTACGCACATTCCGTAATGGTGATTGCATATGACCTCCACATATTGCGTGATGAGCATATTATTTCACGCAAATATTTTGCGCAAGTTGATTTGCTTAACGCGCAATAAAGAAATGTAATAAACGCATGAACATAGGAAACCGAGTCAGACAACTTCGCCAGGCGAAGAACATGAAAATCGCCGATCTCGCTGAAGCAATAGGAGTGGATGCGGCGAATATCTCACGCCTGGAAACAGGTAAGCAGAAACAATTCACTGAACAAGCCCTGAGTAATATTGCCAGGAGCTTAGGTGTTGATATTGCTGATCTCTTTACCTCAGACGTCAAAAGTAATACTGTATGTAAAAACAGTATTAGTGAGGATGTTGCGCAGGTGAAGGATGTATTCCGTATTGAAATGCTGGATGTCAGTGCCAGTGCGGGAAATGGCCTTATCCAGGGCGGTGATGTCATTGATGTGATTCATGCCATTGAATACAGAACTGATAATGCTGTATCGATGTTTGGCGGACGGCCAGCCAATCACATTAAAGTTATCAACGTTCGTGGGGACAGTATGTGTCCAACCATTGAGCCAGGAGATCTCATCTTCGTTGATGTCAGTATCAATCAGTTTGATGGAGATGGTATCTATGTATTTGGTTTTGATGATAAAATTTATGTCAAACGACTGCAAATGATACCTGACAAACTACTGGTGATTTCTGATAACCAGATTTACCGTGAATGGGGAATTACCAGCGAAAATGAACACCGGTTTATGGTCTTTGGAAAGGTCTTAATCAGCCAGTCACAAACCCTTAAGCGACACAATTAACCCTTACCTCCTCATCAATTAGCCACCCAAAGGTGGCTTTTCATTACCCTTTAAATTGCATATCTCGCAACAAAAACACTTGCATAATGCGCAACTTCATTTTATCTTTCTTTCCAGACAAACAAACAAGGTACTAACAAAATTTGGTTGTAACACGGCGTATGGCACATGCGTCGTTAGCGGTCTGGGGACGTTAAAGGGGACAATCCACTCCTTGCTCGGGCAAACAAACCAGGTAGCCGGAATGTGCAAGTCAATGATGATGCTGATAAGACGCCTAACCAGCGTGGCGATTCGGTTTGACGCCTGGGAAGAGACCAGGACGCAACGATGAGAGCATTGACGAGCAAGGCATAAGTGCTGGTTCAATTCCAGACAGTCCCATTCAGATGGGAGGGTTGGGCAGGGAAAAGGTCCGTTCGATTCGGACACCGGCAATGCTCTCAGCGTTGTGGTGAATGCGCAGGCTGATGCGCGAAAGACATTGCAGCTATTGCGGAAAAGAGCTGTTCGGCGGGGCAATCAAACGCCCGTGAGAGTCTGAAATAACCGCAAGCCGGAGATCAGCACCGGCACCACAACAGCCACTGCTTTGGCGGTACCAGTTTGTACACTTGCTTCCGGCTGGTACCGCTCTTTTTACAAAACAGAGAAGAGCATCACCGGACGACGGGCTCATAACCCAATCCATCCGGGCGGCTGTCACCGCAGGTGTTCTTCTCTGTTTTGTGGAGAAACCAACCGACCTTGCAGGGTCGGTATGATGAGGAGCAGCAAAATGGCTAGCGTACGCAGTACTGATGTGCAGGTATTTATCGTAGAACTGGACGGCGGCGTATTTGAAACCAAACTCGGCGCAGTTCTCAGTGAAGTCGCTTCCGGTGTGATGAACACGAAAAACAAAGGTAAAGTCTCGGTCAATCTGGACATCGAACCGTTTGATGAGAACCGTGTGAAAATCAAACACAAACTCTCATATGTTCGCCCGACTAACCGCGGGAAAATTTCCGAAGAAGACACCACCGAAACACCGATGTATGTCAATCGCGGTGGTCGCCTGACTATTCTGCAGGAAGACCAGGGACAATTACTGACTCTTGCCGGTGAACCTGACGGAAAACTACGCGCAGCAGGTCATTAATATCGTTCTTAATTAACTGATTATTTATCTCATCACTGAATATCTTAATATAGTGAGGACTTATTATGTCTCAGAACTTAGACGCAACCGCAATTAATCAAATCCATGCCCTTATTTCTGCTCAGGGTGTTAATGAAATTATCAGTAAGATTGGTGCCGATGCTGTGGCATTGCCTGAGAATTTCCGCATTCATGATCTGGAAAAATTTAATTTAAATCGCTTCCGTTTCCGTGGTGCGCTTTCCACTGCCAGCATCGATGACTTTACCCGTTATTCTAAAGATCTTGCAGATGAAGGCACCCGCTGCTTTATCGATGCCGATAATATGCGAGCCATCAGTGTGCTTAACCTGGGTACTATTGATGAACCAGGTCACGCAGATAACACCGCCACTCTCAAACTGAAAAAGACAGCACCGTTCTCTGCCCTGCTGTCTGTTAATGGCGAGCGTAACTCCCAGAAGTCACTGGCAGAATGGATTGAAGACTGGGCCGACTATCTTGTGGGCTTTGATGCTAATGGTGACGCTATTAAGGCAACAAAAGCGGCTGCGGCAGTCCGTAAAATCACGATTGAAGCAAACCAGACCGCTGATTTTGAAGATAATGACTTCAGCGGCAAACGCTCTTTGATGGAGTCTGTCGAAGCGAAAACCAAAGACATTATGCCAGTAGCATTTGAGTTTAAATGCGTTCCGTTTGAAGGCCTGAAAGAACGTCCGTTTAAATTACGCCTCAGCATTATCACTGGTGATCGCCCTGTACTGGTTCTGCGCATTATTCAGCTGGAAGCAGTGCAGGAAGAAATGGCTAACGAATTTCGTGATCTGCTTGTTGAAAAATTCAAAGACAGCAAAGTAGAAACCTTTATTGGTACTTTCACCGCCTGATTTCATTACTGCAAATGCCCCTGCGGGGGCATTTATGGAAACGTAATTAACTCAATAATCGCCGGATGGTGCGGGATTCCTTTTACCCGAATTCAGCGCGGTGCAGCGCATATAAAGTGGAGAACGAAATGTCATTTATTAAAACTTTTTCCGGGAAGCATTTTTATTATGACAAGATAAATAAAGACGACATCGTGATTAACGATATCGCGGTTTCCCTTTCAAATATCTGTCGCTTTGCAGGACATCTTTCACACTTCTACAGTGTCGCCCAGCATGCGGTGCTTTGCAGCCAGCTGGTGCCGCAGGAATTTGCTTTTGAAGCGTTAATGCATGATGCAACAGAAGCGTATTGCCAGGATATTCCCGCTCCACTGAAACGCCTTCTTCCTGACTATAAACGGATGGAAGAAAAAATAGACGCCGTAATCCGTGAGAAATACGGGTTACCCCCGGTTATGAGCACGCCTGTGAAATATGCCGATCTCATCATGCTGGCAACCGAACGCCGCGATCTCGGGCTTGATGATGGCTCTTTCTGGCCAGTACTGGAAGGTATCCCGGCAACAGAAATGTTCAAAGTTATTCCACTGGCTCCGAGCCATGCCTACGGGATGTTTATGGAACGTTTTAACGAGTTATCGGAGTTACGCAAATGCGCATGAATGTTTTCGAAATGGAAGGGTTTCTTCGCGGGAAATGTGTACCACGAGATCTGAAAGTGAATGAAACAAATGCTGAGTACCTGGTACGTAAATTCGATGCGCTTGAAGCTAAATGTGCGGCACTGGAAAACAAAATAATACCAGTGTCAGCTGAACTGCCGCCAGCAAATGAAAGTGTTCTGTTATTTGATGCTAACGGAGAAGGCTGGCTAATTGGCTGGCGTTCTCTCTGGTACACCTGGGGACAAAAAGAAACCGGAGAATGGCTGTGGACATTTCAGGTCGGGGACCTTGAAAACGTCAATATCACTCACTGGGCAGTAATGCCGAAAGCACCGAAGAATAAAAAATGAGCGTGATAAAAACTCATACAGGAATTGTTATCACCCGAGACGGTCCGCAGGTAAAAAAACTGCACCAGACAAAGCGGATGTGGGTCGTCGGAAAAAACGAGTTTTACCACAAAGAAACCGGACGCCGCCACTTTGCAGAAAATACTCGCCGCCGACTGCTGATCGATACCATCAAGCCTATCGAGGTGAAGCATGTTTAAACAGAACGAAAAATCTATCGCTCAAATTGCTGAGTATATCCCGCGTGCGTGCCGGGGTATGCAGTTGCAGGAAGCCAAAGCACGCCTGGAGAAAAAAATTGCGCTCTATATCGATGACGGCTGTGATACTGCCGTTCTTAACGCGGCGTTCGCGCCAGCTCTTAACAGTCATACGCGAAAGTCTTTTTTTTCGTGCATCGCAGCGCAGATCCGTAAAGGAGGCAACCAGTGAGCAACATTAACTATCAGGTACTGCGTGAGGCGGCAGAACGTGCAATTCCAGCAATGGAACGCCTGTTAATGTTGCCAGCTGATGATGATTTGTTAAGTGAACAGGAACTTAAAGATTACGGTGTGGATATTGATGCGCTCAATGCCTTCAAATTTCTGACCGGACCAGAAACCGTGCTGGCACTACTGGATGAACGGGAAAGAAACCAGCAATACATCAAACGCCGCGACCAGGAGAACGAGGATATTGCGCTTACGGTTGGGAAGCTGCGCGTTGAGCTTGAAGCAGCAAAATCAAAACTCAACGAGCAGCGCGAGTATTACGAGGGAGTTATCTCTGATGGGTGCAAGCGTATTGCTGAACTGGAAGCGCGGGAAGTTCAATTACCGACTCGCTACGACCTTCGATATGGACACCCGATAAATGCAGATGAGCGACAAGTCATGATACCTAAAGAAAATGGCAGTTGGCTTTACCTGATTGACCTAGAACACGCATTACGCGTCGCTGGCATTCGCATCAAAGGAGAGTGAGATGGACGGACAAATATCAATTGTTCGACCGGGAGCATGTGACGATCGCGAGATACGAATGATTATTCGTCTGGCGAGGGGGAAAACAATAACTGCTCTCATTACTCCAGAAAATCTCGCATTAGCATTAACAGGAAAGTCAGACCTGCCAGTAGAGCTAAAGCTGCGAAATGTTGAGATTAAGGTGAAATAGCTATGACCACTATTACCAAAGAACGTATCGAATTATTCATTAAAAATCCGCTTGATAACGGACTTACCCGTGGCGAACAAATGGAACTGGCACGAATTGCTCTGGCATCGCTGGAAGCAGATCCCGTTAAACGAGTTAACTCAGATCAGATGCACCGAGTCTGCTTAGAAGCTAATCGCTATTTAGATAAATATGACGCGATGGCGAAAGAGGTAAATAAGTTGCTTGGACGCATCGCCCCGCCAGCGCCGGTATTGCCTCATGAGTGGAGGCTGTCAAATGCACAGGCGTTTATCGAGCGATACTCTCCGCCTTCAGTGGAAGAAGCCGCACTATTTGCCTGGAACGCCTGCCGCGCCGCCATGCTTCAGTCCGGAAACTTTCGGGAAAACAAGAATTCGTCAACCAATAATTTTCGGGAAATCGCGGAAACGTCAACCAACTATCCGGCAATTCCTAGTGAGGTGTTGTCCGCAATCCTGAAGGTTGCCAGGATTCGTGCCGATTTCGATGATTTTGACGGTGACAGGCGAGGTATCGGTGATTGTCTGGATGAGGCTGAGCAAGAGCTTATCGTTACCATTAACAAATATGCCAGTCAGTTGGCAGCAGAACCTATAGCGCCTAATGACGTTCGAGAGCAGACAGCCATTCCACAAGTTCCGGTAACTCCGGATGGTTGGATAAGCTGTAGTGAGCGAATGCCGGACGACAGGCAGGAGGTGAATCAATGAGCTGGCCTGATGCAATCGTAACTCTGGGGGTGGTCTTCGCAGCAGCGTTTGTTGTGTTCTCGATTTGTCGATGGGGATAACCACATGTTCGCTTTGATTCAACGCGGTCAGATATACACGGACAGAGCTGGATACCCCGTGGTGATTACTCGCATCACTGAGCACTCAGTGTTCTTTCGACGGATGGACGGACGATCCGGGCGGGTACGCATTGGTGAGTTAAACTGCCTGTTCGAACATATTGACCACCAGGAGTACCGCAAAATTCTCGCGGACACTGAGCAGGAAAAGCACCTGAAAAAATTACGAGCCATGAAAAGGAAGTAAACAATGAATAAAGCATTTGAACGATGGGTCCACCAGCGTTACGGCAATCGCTATGATCTGACGCGAGATGTTGACGGTTTCTACTGTCGTGAAGTTGTGAAGCGAATGTTTGAAGTGTGGTGCCACTGCCGTGGATGAAAGTTTTATGAGGTTGGCATGCAGACAATCATCTATCAGATAACCCCCAGCAAATGGTGTACGGAGAGAGTCCTTATTGCATCAACAGGGCTAAAGCCTGGCACCATTGAGCGGGCAAGAAGAAAGTCATGGATGCAGGGAAAAGAATACCGCCATTACGCTGTAGAAGGTGATCCGGGGCACTACAGTGAATGCCTGTACAACATCGAAGAAATTATGCGATGGATCGAAAACCAGAAACAACCAGGTGCCAAAAATGCAAGTTCCGGTTAACCTGTTAATGCTCCTGGACGTCTGGGAGGTTTAATGAGTAACGCATCATACCCGACAGGCGTTGAAAACCATGGAGGATCACTCCGTATATGGTTTCACTATAATGGCAAACGTGTCAGAGAAAACCTCGGTGTTCCTGACACAGCCAAAAACCGGAAGATCGCTGGTGAACTTCGCACTTCCGTTTGTTTTGCAATCAGAATGGGGAGTTTCGACTACGCCGCGCAGTTCCCTAATTCCCCTAACCTGAAACACTTTGGTCTGGGAAAAAGAGAGATAACCGTTAAGGCACTTTCGGAAAAATGGTTGGACCTTAAGAAAATTGAGATTTGTGCGAATGCACTTAACCGTTACCAGTCAGTAATTAAAAACATGTTACCAATGTTAGGTGAAAAAAAACTGGTTTCATCCATAACAAAAGAGGATTTACTTTTCGTAAGGAGAGATTTGTTGACCGGTTACCAAAAGCTTTCTAATGGAAAGACTTCTTCCATAAAAGGGCGCTCAGTGGTCACGGTAAACTACTATATGACAACCATAGCTGGAATGTTTCAATTTGCAACAGATAATGGTTATACCTCAGGAAACCCATTTAACGGTCTGGCTCCCTTAAAAAAGTCCAAGGTAAAACCAGATCCTCTCACCCGTGACGAATTTATTCGTTTTATTGAGGCTTGCCGTCATCAACAAACAAAAAACCTGTGGATTCTCGCTGTATACACGGGTATTCGTCACGGGGAGTTGGTATCGCTGGCATGGGAAGATATAGACCTTAAAGCAAGGACTATAACCATCCGTAGAAATTATACAAAACTTGGCGAATTCACTCCACCAAAAACCGATGCAGGCACCGGAAGGACAATTCATCTGGTTCAACCAGCTATTGATGCTCTTAAAAGCCAGGCGGAAATGACCATGCTTGGAAAGCAACATTCTGTAGAGGTGAAGCAGAGGGAATATGGGAGAACTGCTGTGCATAAATGCACTTTTGTTTTTAGTCCTCAGGTAACAAAACAGCAGCAGTTGTCCGGACCTCACTACAAGGTTGACTCCATCAGGGAGTCATGGACAAGTATCTTAAAACGCGCAGGTCTGAGACACAGAAAATCGTACCAATCCAGGCATACTTATGCATGCTGGTCACTTGCCGCAGGAGCTAATCCTAGTTTTATCGCAAGCCAGATGGGCCACACAAACGCACAAATGGTATTCAATGTTTACGGAGCATGGATGAAAGACAACAATCACGAACAGATAGAACTCCTTAACAAAAGACTATCTGAAAGTGTCCCATGTATGCCCCATAAGAAAGTTGGGTAA